AATGGGAAAATAAATTAAAAAGAGATTGGAATAATTTTATAGATAAACAAAAACTATTTTTTTGTAATACTATAAAAATTAAAGATATAGAATATCCAGATAGAGGAATGATAGCAGATTTTACAGGAGGATATAAAGATATTAAAGACCCAGACATAGAAGGTTCAATTTGGGATGTTGAATGGGGAAAAGTTAAGTTAATTTTATCTAAGATTAAATAAAATAAAAGATATTAACCAAAACATATATGAGTAAAGGTGGAAGACCTTTTGGTAGTAAAACAAGGCCGCAGATTAGACAGTTTATGAATGATGATGATATTAGAGATATAATGGCGGTCGCAATAAACAAAGCTAAGAAAGGTGATGTAATAATGGCTAAGTTTTTGTTAGAGCAGAATTTTGGTAAAGCTCCACAATCAATGGATTTAACAAGCAAGGGAGAAAGTATTATTCCTTTATTAAATTATGTAAAAGATAAAGATGTTCGGGATAACAACAGCAACAACAAAGATACAGAAACTAAAGAAAAGGATTAGAGCAATTCCTGGTGGAACTTCGGCAAGTAAAACTGTATCAGTAATTCTTTTTCTTATTAGTTCTGCTCAATCAGACAAGAAACCAACTTTAACCAGTATAGTATCAGAGAGTTTCCCTCACTTAAAAAGGGGAGCAATGAGAGATTTCTTAATGATAATGCAAGAGCATAATTACTTTAAGGATAGCTTATGGAATAGAACAGATAGCACTTATACATTTGAAACTGGAAGTAAGATTGAGTTCTTTAGTGTAGACCAACCTAGTAAGGTAAGGGGAGCAAGGCGTGATAGGTTATTTATCAATGAAGCTAATAATATACCTTTTGAAGCTTTTGAGCAGTTAGAAGTAAGAACTAAAGACTTTATATTCTTAGACTGGAATCCAAGCCACGAGTTTTGGTATTATACTGACATTAAAGATAAGAGAACAGATACAGAAGAATTAACCTTAACTTATGTAGACAATGAAGCTTTAAGTCAGAATATTGTAGATAGTATTGAACAAAGAAAGGGTAATAAAAACTGGTGGAAAGTTTATGGTTTAGGTCAATTAGGAGAGATAGAAACTAGAATATATACAGATTGGAAGATAGTTGATGAAATACCACACGAAGCAAGGTTAGAACGTAGAGGAATAGATTTCGGGTATTCTAATGACCCAACAGCAATAATTGATATATATAAATACAATGACGGGTATATTTTAGATGAACAGATGTATAAAACAGGAATGCTTAACAAAGATATAGCTGATTTCTTATTAAATTTACCTGAATGTTTAAACGTAGCTGATAGTGCCGAGCCTAAGAGTATTGAAGAGATTAAGCAAAGAGGTGTTAATATAGTAGGAGCTAAGAAGCATAAAATGAGAAGTTTTGGAAGTTTAATCCCCGAGACAGGTAGTAAGGAAAGTTATGTAAAATGGAGTATAGGAATAGTCCAGCAACATAGAATGTCAATGACTAAGCGTAGTCTTAACTTAATAAAGGCTTATAGGAATTATTTATGGGAGACAGATAAAGACGGCAAGATACTTAATGTTCCTAATCATTACCTAAGCGATTGTATGGATGCAATCCGTTATGCCGTAATAAGCCTAGCACCTGTTATTAATACACAAAACATAGTAAGGCAAATTCCAATATATCAATCTAAAAAAGTAAACCCTTGGAGATGAACCAAAAAACTATAAAAATATTAAGAGAGAACGCTGAAGTGTTTGCTAAGCAGAAAGGATATAAATTTGAAGAAGTATTTAATAATCTTAAAAAGATATATAAAGAAACTCCTATATTAAAAAGAAAGAAGATGGGGTTTACTAAGAAAATTTACGGTAAAATAAAATGAATACACTTAAAGAAAAAAACGAGAATACAATCTTTGACTACATTATCTCCAAAGAAACACAATATGCTCAAGAAGTCCCAGTAACAGGCAACTGGGATTGGAATATGAAAACTCATATTGAAGAAAGTGTTTTGTATAAGAATGGACAGATAATCTCTGGCAAGAACAAGAACACACCTGATGAGAAGCCAGTTAAGAATATCATATTGCCTATTATTAGTTTGCAGTATAGGGCAGAAGACATTGACGTTAAAGATATTCTTTTATGGGTTGATAACCCAGACCTGTATCACTTATCGTTTCTTATTAAAAAGTATCACGATGATGTATTTGTAGTAGAGAATGATGTAGATACATTTCTAGATGATTTAAAAGAAGAAAAGATTGATTTTGGCGGTGCTTTATCAATAAACGTTGGTAAAGGTATCCCTGAGATAATTAATATGCAAAGTGTAGCTTTTTGTGACCAGACTGATATTATGTCTGGACCTATAGGAATTAAGTATGCTTATTCAATCAGTCAATTAAAGGATATGGAAGAGAGAGGCTGGGGAGATAAGAATAAGGGAGCTGATACTACAATAGACGAATTAATTACATTATCAGAAAGTTTTAAAACACAAGACAAGCAAGGAGAAAAGAAAGCCCAAACTCCTGGAAGATATGTAGAAGTCTATATGGTATTAGGAGACTTACCTAAAACTTATTTTGATGAAAAGGGAGATGAAAACAAATTCTCTTATCAAATGCAGATAGTCGCTGCTTACGATACTAAGTTAGGTAAAAAGGGAGCTACATTATTTAAAACAGAAACTAAAAATCCTTTAAAATTTGTTAGTCGTGATAAGATATATGGTAGAGCTTTAGGTAGAGGAGGCATAGAAGAGTTGTTTGAAGACCAAATGTGGACTAACCAAGCAATGGCTACAAAGAAAGATATGCTAATCTCCGCTTCTAAGACTATTCTAAAACATACAGACCCAGGCTTATCAGCTAGACATCCAAGCGGTTTAAAAGGTTTAGATAACTTAGAAATGATAGAATTAGCGGAAGGTAAGGATATAAGTGTCCTAGATACTTATCCTCGCAATATATCTTTATTTGATAATTCTTTAAGTGAATGGGAACAACACGCTCAGAGAATGGCTTCGGCAACAGACCCATTATTAGGCGAAAGTCCTACTGCTGGCACTCCGTTTAGATTACAGGAAAGGGTTGTAATGGAAGGTAAAGGACAACACGAATATAGACGTGGTAAGTTCGCAAAACATATTGAAGAAATATATAAAGATGAGATTATTCCTTATATCTCTAAACAAATAACAAAAGATATAGAGTTCTTATCAGAACTCACAACAGAAGAAATGCAAAACATCTCTGATAACATTGCTATCAAAGAAACCAACCAAGAGAACATTAAAAGAATATTAAGTGGCGGAGAACCACTAAGAGCCGAAGAAATGGAAGTATTTAAACAACAAGCTAAAGAAAACTTTTATAAAGGTGGAAATAAGAAATTCATTAAAATCTTAAAGGATGAATTAAAGGGAGCTTCAATAAGAGTTAAAGTAAATATCTTAGATAAACAAAAAGATTTAGGAATTATGGCTGATAAACTTACTAATGTATTTAGGTCTATATTCGCCAACCCAGAGGGCTTTCAACAAGTTATGCAAATACCAGCCGCTGCTAAAGCCTTTAATGAAATGTTAGAAGTATCAGGGTTATCGGCTATGAACTTTAGTGTTGGTGTCCCACAAGCACTACAGGGAGCCACACAAGCCCCACCACAGGCTATTCCACAGGAAACAATTACTAACTAAATAAAATATTATGTTATCAAAAAACTATTTATCAGAAAGAGAAACAATAGAATTAACTAAGCTAGTAGAAAACAAAGTTTGCTTAGAAGCTATGAAAAAGATTTTATTAGCTCCTATTTATGACCAAGGGGTTCTTAATAAAAGTGAAACCGAACCAACAAAGAACTTTGCTCTACAGAAAGCAATGAGTGCTTTACAAGTTAATCCAAGTATAGACAATGAGAGCCTAGGAGAAGATATAAGAGCAAACACTCAAGCAATAAGGTTAGTAGAACTAGGTATTGAAGAACTAAATAACTTTAAAACAATTACTATTAAAACGCCTAAAAAAGTAAACGAGGCAAGATAAACTTATGAAAAAAACAATTATCATCTCAAGTTTAGCTCTATTGCTTATAGTCGTAGGGGCAAAGGCTTTAACTTTGACAGGAACACCACAAGAGATTAAGGAGTTTGCAGGAGAAGTCCAGGATAATCCGCCTAATTTGGGAGGTTT